TTGGAATTACTGGTGAATGGGTTAGAAAATTAGGTGAGTATTCTGTTAAAGCATTCTATGATGCAACTGAGTAGTTAAACATAGTTTTCAAAATTACCTATTAAATATATACATGAAAACCAAAAGCTAAATTCAAAGCTTAGTAATAATCCACTTAATATAAATAGTAATATGAAGAAACTAAGCTTCATATCTTACGTTTAATCTCCCACATTGCAATACTAATTGATTTATAGCTAAGATTACTACCGCATCCTCTATACTTTCATACTTCTCTACTATATCATTAATTTTATTTACATATACAGACATCTCAAGTACTTCTAATCTTTTTAGCTTTGATGCATCTACTTTAACTTGCATTATTATCTCCTATTAATTTTAAAAATTCTTCCAATTCTATGGTTACATATGTTTTAGTTCTATTTCTTTTAAAGACCACAATGGGAGTATATTCCCCTGAGTTGCCCTCTGCTTGTGACAACGATTCCCAGATATTAAGTCGTTCCTGGTTCTTACACTCAAAGCTATATGGTATTAAATCCCGTGCTGCGGGAGATAGTATAATGTCTTCACCAGACTCTCCCATTACAGCAGTTTTTACATCACCGTTACGTAATGTAGGGAAATACTCATATAGCTTTTCCTTCAGAAAGTTTTGTAGTCTCCTGCCTTTTCCTTTGGCTGAGGATGGTTTCATCTGCACCTCTTTGTAATAATTGTAATGTTTCTTCTAGGATTTCAATCCTTTGTTCCCTAGCGAAATTTACAATAGCCATTACCACATTGTCAAGCTCTTCTTGCTTGCTGTGACGGGCAAATTCTACAAGATTTTCTGCTGTCTCTCTAAGACTCATTCGAAAAATCTCCTATTATTATTGGAACCTTATCTTTTATTAGACGTTTAACGCCTAAATCTTTTGCATTCATAGCGTAATTATGTATATCGCTCTTTATCTTTTGACATAAAGATTCAAGAGCAACATCACTCATTTGAATTCCATAATTCATGAAGGTCTTTTTTATGTATTTTTTTGAAATCAACATATCCTTATCTATTATCATTACAGGCCCATTCTTTGTGCTATTCTCTTTACTAAGCTTTCGACCTCGCTTATTCTTTTGTTATGGCCTAATACTATTTCCTTTAAATCTTTAGCAAGAGCGATATAATCACCATTGCTATCCTTTTTAGTTTTCTTTTTAACTGCTTCTTTTGACATGGTCTAATTCTCCTTTAAATATTTTAGGTTTATCGAATTTAATTTTATCCCTAGCCTTATCAGGAATACCAAAGCCCATTTCTTTTTTAAGCCTTTCTCCTGATTCTCTAAGAACTCTATTCATCATTTCATTAAATGGTTCATCTTTAATGCATGTACATTTACACTTACATTTATTCATACTTTCTCCAATCAATTTTATGCTTTTCCATCTTTTTCTTTCCGTACTTCTTTATTTGATACCGCATTATCCGAACCAATATGTCCTTTTTCTCGGCTTTCATTCTCCTCCTCAGTTAATTTATGAAGATTCTTATTATTTTCTAAATACTTTTTGAAATCTTCTTCATCTCCTTTATAACGTACATAACTACTAAATGCTACTCCTATACTATCCATCATTCTTGATTGAAAGTTTACTTGTCTTGTTAACATATCTACATGCTCTTTCATTTGCATTATCGTTGGTTTCTTTGCCATCCCACTCTCCTTTAGTTAGTTTTATTCACCTCTTGCTACTACTTCAGTTTTACATCGTTTACATTTTCGTTTATGATTTCTCATTCCCCAATATTTACGACATTTACATCTAATATGTTTTTCTAAATCCATAGTATCTCCCTTAATTAGAAGAGCCTGCACCCTAGAAAGGTGAAGATGCAGGCTCTCTGGCGTTCCTCCTGAAATTAAGCCATAGCCTGAAGTAAGTTATCAGTTATTATCTGATTATGCTCAAATGAAGCCATAGTTGGTTTCTCATCATGCCACAGAACATCTGTGCATGAGTTGTAGAAATCCCACATAGTTACATCATTGTCTAAGATTTTATCACTATTCTTATTAAAGAAATGTGTGCTAATCTTACCCCATAATGTAACAGGTAAATAACCTAGGTCATGATTTCTCATATAAGCTAGTTCATTTAAATCAAGTGGAGTTGCTACCATCTTTCTCATTCTTCCTGCGACTTCTTCAACATCCTTGCCACAGTTGTCAACTACTTTAGCAGCGTTTATTATTTGCTTCTCGTAGCCTTCAGATTTATTGTTATGTTTAAACTTCATTAAGTTCATGAAGTCTTTTGTTATCATACCATTTGTACATATTAATCTTACGAGGAACGTTCTAAACTGCAATGCAGTAGAACCATCATAACTATTCCAGAAACCCATACCAAGAGATATATCATCGCCCTTTGCTATTTCTGTAGCTTCTGATTTAGATTGCATGAAATATAAGAACCGCTTACCATCAAAGTATTCCTTCATAGGTTCCCATTGATGTTTAGATTCTGTAGCTATTTCATTTGCTAGGTCCTTTACTTCTGAATTTGGAACAAGCAAGTAGTTACTACCTACCACTCCACATTCTTTCCATTTTTCAATACCACTTTTATCTTGATAATCTTTTCTTTGTACAGCAAAAGCTGAAGATGTAATACCTTCATAATCTAGTGGTACTTTTCTTATATCACTATATGGATATATCATTTTAACCCCCTGACATGTTTGTTTTTCTTTAATCTTACTCCAGGAATTTGGACACCTTCCTTTAATTCCTCAAGTATTCTACGTTTGTCCAGCCTTGTTTCAATCTTCTCAACATAATATTCATCAGGTATTTTAGTTTCATCTATCACTTCTACCTTACCCATTTGTATTATTTTAATTGGATTGAATTCATCATAAGCTGGAAGTTGTCCACTAGCTGCATAAGCCTCTACAACAAGGCCCTTTAGCTTTTCTTGAGTATATTTAAGCTTTTTAATTACTGCATCAGCCTTTTCTTTATACTCTTTTGCTAAAGCAACCTTGCTATCTAGATTTTTATAGAACCAGTAAACACCATTCTCCTTACTATGTAGTTCAGTATGCAATATATCTAACTGTTCATCAATTTCCTGTTCAGTTAATTCAAAGCTATTCTGGACTAACATAATATCACTACTTATTTGGTTTAGACTTCTTTTAGGCATTCTGACCTCCTTTTATTCTTATTCCATCTAATAAAAGACAAGCATTAAATGCTCCTCTTTCTCTGTTAGCTGTTGTGCTTACCATTAAGGTATTTATATTGCCATCTAATCCTTTAGTTGCAGATAGCGACAATATCTTACTTGCATTATAAGCTATTCTAAACGAGCCTCTAGAAGATGCAATACCCATACCTTCTGTTATAGCTGTTTTAGTTATTTCAGATATAGCAAATACTATAACATTATGTTTGACAGCTACTTCAGTTAATGCTCCAGATATTTCTTCCATTTTAAGATTAAGGTCTCTATGTTTAGAAAGCAATAATCCCATATGGTCAATTACAACTATCTCTGGTTTAACAGGCAACATGGTGATTCTTTTCTCAAGCTCTATTGCAAAGCAAGATTGATAATCAACATTTAACCAATCGAATTTATCAGCTATTCTAAAGTCACTACTTGCATACTTTTTAGCCAATTCTTCTTCAGTCCAACCCATTTCTATTTGAATGAATCTTTTCCATATTTGACGTGGAGACATTTCCATTTCAAGAAAGTAAGTTGGTCTTTTAAATTGATTTACCCAATTCTGCACTAACATTGTTTTCATAGATTTAGGTGGAGCCTGTAAAACAATCAGCTCTCCAGGATATATTGGAAAATCCTGTCCATATGGTTTACCCAAATCTATAGGAACAACATCACTGCTAAGCCAGCTAATAAGATTTTCTTCCATATCTGCTGCGCTCATTAATCCTTGAGATTTCTTTGCTTTAAATAAAGTACAAGTAGAATTGCAATGTTTATCCATTATTTTGTCTTTGCAGCCATATCTATATCCTTGACCTCCATGACCTTTATAACAATCTGTAATAAGTCTATTCATTTCGTCCTCTTTAAAAGGGTGTTCTAAAGTAGTCACCTTTTTACGCCAGTCTTCCATAATTAGTCTTACTACATGTTCTGGATACCTCCATCTAAGCCAAGCACCCAAACGTAATGCTACTGCATGTCTTCCACCATAGGAAGAGCCATTTAGCATTGTCTGAATACATGGATATAACATAGGGTCTGGTTCACTACCTACAGTTTCCTTAAACTTATAGGTATTCTTTTTAACCTCACGTTCTGTTACATCAAATATAGGCTCACATTGGAGCATTGGTATTTCTATCTGTCTAGGTTTATTTGCAAGAGCTGATATTCCAAGACCATTTAAATCTCTCAATTCATCATTGCTTAAATAGATTTTCCATAATCTAGATTTAGAATTTAATGTATTGTTTAATCTTATGATTCTTGTTTTATCAGTTACAGAAACATCAGCATATTCATATATTCCATTTTTATCAAGCTCGTCCTTGACATTTAAGTGTAAGTTTATTCCTGGCTTCCATTTAAATGCAGTATCTGGTATTCCTATATGGAATCCTCTACCACTAAAATAAACATTACAGGGAATTTTAAGTCCTTCAAGAATACAAACTAATTTAATAGCTTTATCTTGAGCTTCTTCTATTTCTACACCATCAACATCAAGGATAAACTCTCTAGGCATATAGATTTCACCATCGTAACCTGATAGTGTCTTCTTATCCTCGAAATATTGAATTACTGAATCATCATAACCATATAAGGAGAGAAATGTATCTTTAGCAACATTTTCCCATTTAACAGCATTATCACTTGGAAAGAAATGATGCCTATTTGATAATCCGAATGCGAATTCTCTTATCATGATATTCTCCTTTATTTAGTTATTAGTCCCAAGGAACTTCATCAGTAGAAGTTTTGGTTGTTTCTGTTTGTGTTACACCATTAGCTTCCTGTCTTCTTTTAATATAAGCTTCAGCAGATGCCTTTAATTGAGTTATCCTATCTTCATTAATGTCATCTACTATATTCTTAAAAGGACTAGCAGGTACTACTTTTGGAGATATTTCTGAATAACCATTAGCTTTCTTATAAAAGAAAACTTGTAATGATTTACCCTTTAATCCAGCAGGTGAATCATCTAAGCTTGCAGCAGCTGTACCATCCTTATCCATTTCGTCTAAAATAGTTGGATTAGAATATCTAACCATATTAGCTATCTGGAACTCTTCACCTTCACCACTTCTAGCTTCCCATACTCTACATTTAAGAGTTTCTGGATAACCTTCAAAGAAAAGGTCTATGTATTTACTTCCACTGTAATCACCTTTAGTAGCATTAGATACAGTTACTGTTTTCCAGCCTTCTGAATATCCTCCACCACCTGTTGATTTAGTTACTGTTATTGCCATTTTTTCCCCTTTATGTTTTAGTTAACGTTCTTAAACTTAATGTTTTACCACTGCCTGGTTCACCAATTACAAGAACTTTAGCAGTGTCCCATCCTACTTTCTTTACAGCATCAAATACTATCTTATAATCTTGTTCTATTTCAGCATCTAATAACTGCGTTCTGTCTTTAGCGTGACAAAAATGTTCATCTCTAGCGGTCACCCACATATATTTACGTGTACCGTCTTTAGCTTTATGTATTTTTGTATAAAAGACAAAGTCAAACCATTTACCTACATCTACTTTAGTAGAACCTTCGATATAAGGCATAACCCTTACTACACCACTTTCATGGTCTTCTTGCATTTTAGAATGACAGTTTACTATAAGACTAGCAGGTATAGCATTAGTAAATGAAAAGAAATTATCAAGAGTATCTTTAAGTTTACCCCATTGTTTGAGCTGTAGAGCTTCTGCTTTACCTTTAAGCTCTCTTGCATATTTCTTAGCCATTTCACTACCTGTATCTATTACCATACAATCAATCTCAACGCCTTCTTTGGCTGTTATTTGCCAAGATTTTTGAGGAACAGATACGCCACCTACTTTTACTTGTTTTTCTACCATTTTACGAGCCCAGAGTTGGCCTATAAAGTTTCTAAAGGATGTAAAGTCATTAAAGTTTAAGAGTGGTAATCCAAACTTTTCTTCAATAGTTTCTTTACTGCCAATAGATTTATATCCATTCTCAAGGTCTATGAGTAATGTTTTCATATACTCTCCTTTTTGTTTTCTGACAACTCCTTAATTTACAATTTCTCTGACAATAATGAAAGTAATTTTACTTACTCTCACTATTATTAGAGTTATCATAATCTTCATATACTCCTGGTTTAAGTGTATATCTTGCATAACCACTCTTACCTTCTAACTTAGATGTTATATTATAATGTGGCTCTTCATGTCTCAAGTTATGGATTAGAGCTCCCAATCGCATGGATTGAAAGAGCTCATAAGCATCTTGAGGAGTTATACTACCGTAAGTTTGAAGATACATTAAGACTTTTTCTTTCTTACTTTGTTTCTTCATTACTTCTCTCCTTAGTTATATTGATACAATCTTTATACCTAAACCAAACATCTTTAGTCAAAGTATTAGCAACATCTCTTGCAACTTTACCTATTGCAGAAGTTTTACTCTTTGCAACTACTTTCATTTTAGTTTTCCAGCCATCTTGATTGGTTTCATAATGAACTTCCCATATTTTATCTGATTTATTCATTATTTACCTCCTAACAAAGGAACATTAGTACCTTTTAAGATTTTATTAACAGCAGCAACAGTTGCACATGATAATGATTTCATGACTCGTCTCCTTTTATTTTAGTTAACATTGATGGTGAGATTCTCCACCTACACCATGGTTTCCCATCTACTTTCGTGGCAATAGTTTTAGGATTCACTTTATATACTTCACCTTCATAATCTTCTTTATTTATACCTTGTCCGTGAGTCCATTTAACTTTATCACCTATTTTAAACTCTTTTAACTTGCCATAACGAAGAATGTCTCGCCTATCTTTTATAACATAGACGAGTTTTGTTAGTTCTTCTTCTGACATTAAATTAACTTCTTTTATGATATTATTCAGTTCCATATTTGGCCTCCAATTCATCATAGTTTTTGATTATCTCTACATATGTTTTATCATCTAATCCACTAGCTGTCTTAGCTCTTGGGTCAAACATATTATAAGCTCCTGATTCCTGAACAGCTACATATCTTAAAAACTGACCTTTAGTTACGTTGCTCATGATTATTCTCCCTTATGTTAATTTACCATACTTCAAATCCACCACTATCTATAAGAAACTTAGAAAAGTTTTCTACATTATCTACAGCGAATGGATAATGTTTATTCCAATTCTCTTGTGTTCCTTTACCATCACAAGATTTACATTCCTTCTTTTTCTTATGACCTCTGTTGTTGTTATTACACATATTACAGTTATCATCTGGTAATGATTCAAGATACAAATCTCTCTCTTTTTTCCATGTTTTAGTGTGACCATCTGCTATTTTAGCTTGCAATATTACAGCAAGTTTAGCAGCATCTTTTGCATTTAATCCATTACCATCATTGTAAGAACATCCAGCAGCTGTATCTTCATCTATTAATTCTTCACCTACAACACAGCAATAATGCCACAATGGTCTCCACCACCAACAGTTATTTCTAAAGTAACTACCTGTTTCACTTACAGGTTTTTTACCACTTATATCCATGCCCATGATTATTTCTCCTTTTTATTTAAATATCTATCTTCATAATCCATATCAATTACTGGCAATACAGAATCTACTCCTGTATTTACATAAGCAAGAACACCAGCATCATTACCTTCATCATCTCTCATAACTATACATTTAGTTCCATCATCTAACATAAAGTATATTCCTCGTGAGTTCCACATATAGTTAAGTGCTTCGTCCTTACTTATATATCCTACATCTACAATTTTCTTACCTTGCATAACCGTTTTAGCTACTTCAGTCCAGTCAGTATAACCTTTAGTTTTATTGCTCATGATTTCTCCCTTATTAATTTCCATTCACCTAATCTACATACCTTAGAATATATTTTAATAGCGACACCAACTGTTTCTAATTCTCCGTCTTGCCATAAATCTTCATCAGGTACTTCTTCCCAACCTTTAAATTTGCTCATGATTCTCCTTATTTAGTTAGTTTATATAAACCTACACTTTTTCCTCGAACTATCGCTCCGACTGTTCTCCCTCCATTCCTAAGTAGTTTCGTCATATATTTCTCCTCACTACTAAATAGGAACCCTCAGTTTATATTTGTCATCGCTTGATTATCCCTAATCCAGCTGTTATTACAGGGTCTGCAGTTCATTACGGCAACTACCTGTAATTCTTTATATAATCTAGTCCACAGCCAGTCTAGAAGGAATCAACTGTGGGTTGCCTTTATCAAGGCTTAAAGACTGCTCAAATAAGTACCGCCTCAATTGGCTAGTTTTATTTAAGTTCATCCTGTTTATGTGTTGTAGCATATTCGTGATAGGTTATCCTTATGTCCTAGGACCATAATTCATTAACATCGTGGGTCATTTGTCCAACATAAACTATTTAATGTGACGCTAATCACACTCAATTCTAAAAGTTTGCCACGGAATTCCACCGTGGCTGTGAGTAGGGTAAGGTATTAGTAAGTGTGACTAATCCACACCACCCACTACCCTAATTGTTTAGAAAAGTTACAAGCAAAACATTATATAATACCTTCGTGTCTTCTAATATTATATTTCTCTGTTACACACACTCAATAGTATTGCTTTATCTTACCCTCCGACCACACCTCACTTTTCTAATTTATACAAGCTTTTTTCTCATTCAATAGTAGTGCCATAGTTTATAAACCCATAGTTCGTCCAAGGGACTTGCCCTTGAGGCTTTTCTATGTGATTCCGATACCTCTTTTTATAAACTGCTTACATAGTATCACAGCTGGTTCCTGGAATAAACTTAGTGTAACTTCTCAGGACTGCTATTGCTATAGTTACATACTTGTAATTGTATGAGAGCGGGTAGCAGGCCATGTTCCTCGTCACGGAACTCGCACAGGACTGTCTAGTATGTCTCTATCTACCATTCTGTTTCTTTTTAAAAGCTTGTTCAGCTTATGACGAAATCGCCTCACTCTCAATTTAAAAGTATGAGAGTATTAAGCATTTCCAGGACCTTCGCTAATGCAGCTCATCACTCCCGTTATTAACACTCTCAATTATTTACATACCTTTATTACTCATACCAAATAAGTATGTAGCCATATCCTCTGGATGTTCTTTCATTATATGGTCTACAAAGTTATTATCTGGTGTGTTTACAAACTTATCCTTACCCTTACAAAAGGGACAAGGTTCATCATTTCCTATTGCTATCATATGGCTCATCTCCTTGTTTAAATATTATGTGTTGAAATCCTTCTTCATCATACTCTATTCTTTCTATTACATTTTCTGTAATTACTCCATCACCCTTACAAAGACTACATAGTTGTGGTATCATTTCACCACCTCTTGCATGTGTGTTATCTATAAAGCCAACACCTTCACCATCACATTCAGGACAATTAGTGTTTATTATCTCACCTTGAACAGTTATCAAGGATTCATGTATTCTTTTTTTATTCTTCACAACTCTCCTTTATAATTGTATTCATTTTACTTATTGTTAATTCAATTCTCTTCATGTCTATTGCCTTTAAAATATCTCTCGCTTCAATTAATGTATTCATTAGTTGGTACACATCTTTAATATGTAATGACATTGTTACCTCCTTGTTAGAAGAACTTGGGAAGCAGTTAGCTGTTTGATTTTCTAATATATTCTACTCCCCTAGTTCTTATCACGAGCCATACCATCCGTAGACAGTTCTATAAATCTTTGCTGGCAGACTCTCTTGTTTCAATGTCGTCACATACCAGTTTAACTGCTTGGATATAATTATCATTAACTATATCAAGCAAAGCTAATATTTGTGCTTCGACATCATTGACTCGGTCATTCATAGGAACGCCTCCTATTTAGTTAAATCTTTTTCAATATACAGACACATAAGAAAGTCTGTATATCTACACCATGTCGTCACATGATACCATTTTATTCTTTATTCCGTATGACATCATACGACCCAATTCCTTTGTATATGGGTAGCAATCTTATGTTTAATGGTATTTGTAGCAGACCAAGGAATCGAACCCTGAATTTGTTGGTTATGAGCCAACCGTGAGACCACTTCACTCGTCTGCTATATATCCCCGCTACCTTTAGAAATTACCATCTGCTACTTGAAAGCATGTTAACTCTAAACCATTACGCCACATATCAACTACCTGATTCCTATCATCAAAGACACATAGTATGTTATGTTCTTTAAGTATTTCCTTACCTATCTCGAACTTGACAAAGGCATCTTTACGATAGTCACCTGCTTTACGAAAGATATATTTTGGATTACCTTCAGACATTACATATCTCTCTACCCAAGCTTTAGTTAGTTCTGCAACATCAGAAAACCCACATTCATCCTTTAATAAAGCTTTATTTTCTCTTGCTGAAGTAAATATAATACCTACTTCTTCTTTAAGCATTTCTTCATAGAAAGCTCTTGTAGCCCATAATACATCAATAACTCCTTGATTAGGCTCATCAAACATTGCTTTATGGTACTCAAAAGGTGTTCTTTTACCTTTCATTAAAGCGACAGTACCATCTATATCGCATACTATTACATTGCTCATTGTTTTCTCCTTTTACTCGTGATTAAATAAAATTTGTGGACGTGGTGAGAATCGAACTCACGTATATATAATAGAAGCTCCCACAACTATTATACAGCTAAGCCATTCACGCCCAGGCTGTATTATTCACGCTAATACACTTACGACACATTACTCGTATGTATGTGAACCGCTCGCATTAACTCGTGAAGTATATAAATGTTAGAGTTGAGATTACACTCTTAATGCTAAGACTTTAGGACTACGTTCCGTAAACGGTTTTGTCCTTATCCACTTATGTTGCCATAAGTATCCTAGCAGGCTCAACAGTTATAGACTGTCACTCTTAATGATTAGGTTATCTCAACGGTTAATTACAGCTATCTGAATGTGCCCACCCAGTTAGTGCTTTCACCATTAAACATGTCACCCTTGAGGGATTGAAACATGCCCTCTGTTCACCGAAGTGCAGAGGATTAGAGCCCTTTGCTCCTAATCACTGTGGCTGTTTTTCAATTCCGTAGGTCAAGCCTACGTAGTTATCTTTTTTTAGTGACAACGGTCGATATGTTAAGTCGCTCACAGAGTAGCTTGCTATCTTATTAAGATAGTAAATACTACGCTTAACACTACAAATTATAGTTGAGATACTATAATCTATGATATTTCAGGTGTCGCCCTTTATCACTAAAGGATTAACCCTAATATTGGAATACGCTCTTGCTCTCACACTCAAGCTATTATTCCTACCCCTTATCTTATTGTCTGTTACCAGACTCACATCAATTACCATCTTGATGATACATATTCTCTTTGCCTTCGAGATTACATACATAGAGGCTTGTATCTATGGACTATAAATAGCGCAATGATTGTGTCTCAACCATCACTTTGGGTATCTTGCGATACTTATCCTAACGACATGATACTGCCGATTCTTACGAATTCTTTTATAAGTACAATAGCTGATACGATAAGCTTGACACAGCCCAGTCTTAGTGGGAACTATTAGTGTATCATATCTACTAAATAATGATGGCGGGTCATCCTTTAACTTGTTTCCAAGAACCTCATTATAAAGATTATCAGCTATGTCTGATTAAATATTAAGCAGTTTCTTGTGATGCTTAGCACGAAAGTATAACTATATAACCAACGAACAAATCAGGTGTCTGCAAGTGTGTTGCACCTATGTTCTATTACAGGCTCGTGATAGTTATTAATATGTAAATATCCAATGTATTAATCGGAAGAATAAGGCTGTTAAACTGAAAGCAAGGGTAAGTGTCACAAATGACATAATAATGTGTAATACCCAGTGTTTATAGCTCTCAAATATCTTTTTAAGCTCGTAACTCATTGTGTCTCCTTGTTTAGTTGACGTTTATTTATATTAATTGTTCGTTTATGCGCTCTATCAATGATACTGTGAAGTGAGCTTGCGAACGAACACAATAGTAAGGAAGGCTCTCAACTA